CTGTTCTTGTAATTCAAATATTTGTGTATTTTTATGAGATAATTTAATTTTCGTAGATAAATTTATTAAGAGAAAAAATATAAGTGAGAAAGCTATACCAGCTAAAAATATCAACCCTTCATATTCCAAACTATACATGGCTACATCGCTACTGTGTTAACAAGAACCACCAAAGCACTAACGGCAACAATCCATCCAGATATTTCACCTCGTGATATTTTGCTATTAACTTTTTCATGTAATTCATCAATTCGTTCATTTATTTTATCCTGTCCATCTAATATCAAACTCAACATTTCCTTCTGTGTAAAACCATTACTATTATTTGAATTGTGAGCCATTAGTTCTCCTTATTGTATGTTGCACAATGCCATTCACATTTACAACATATATATTCGCAATTACACATTTACTTCTTAGTCCTGTCTATCTTAGAAAAGGCTTGATTTATTTCCTCTAAAGTCAAAACACCATCATCAAGAAAAGCTCTCGCTAGGTCTTCTGCAACCTTCACTACACCTAGTGTACCAGCCAAGATTATGGCATCGAGTATTTCAATACCAATGATGCTACCAGCACCAACAACTGCTAACCCATTTGCTGCAAAGGTTGCAACCATACGCCAGAATATGGTTTTTATTTTTTGCCAACTTGATAGTTTCTTAGCCATTAGTCACGCAATCTTATTGTAACTAACCAAATAATTGTAGAAACTATTATTGCAATACCTACAATGTCTTGTGCAGTTCCTGTCAATGTAAACCAAGCTATAAAGAAACCTAGTAAAGTAAATATTTGTGCAATAGATTCTTTGATAGCATCTACAAACCATTTACCTAAAACTTTTAACATAGATGGAATACTCTTAACAAATTTAATAAGCATTTTCCAACCAAACTTAACTGATACATAAAAACCTTTTAAGGCATTTAAAACTGCATAGTATGGTAAACCTAATAATTTATATAAGAACTCAAATAATTTTTTAATCATTAAAATCTCCTAGTAATTAACGCACCAGCTTGAGCAACTATTTGTGAAGCGATGATAATTGGAACCACTACTTCCTGAGCTTTCTCTTTCTGGTCACTTGTCATGTCAGAACCAATCGACCCCAAGTCCATCTCTCCTATATTAACATCAACTAACGCACCTATTGGGTTTTCAAGGAATACCTCAACTTGTACCTCAGTGACAACATCAGCCAATGTATAATTCTCTACATCTTTGTTTTCAATAGCTCTATCTACATATTCTTCAACAGCAGTAGCTACATTTTCTTCTTTGGAGGCCTGTTCTGCAATAATCTCAACATCTTCTGCCGCACTTTCTTCTTCAAATCCTAGCAACTCTCCAACTGCTTCTTTTTCTTCTTCATTTAATTCAGCAACAGTTTCTACTTTGGTAACTTCTTGTACGACAGCTTTAACAACAGCTTTGGTTTGAATATCAGCAGTAGCTAGATTTTGAACATCAGCAGTAGCTACTTGCTCTACAACTTCTACAAGTTCTTCAGTTTCTAACTCAGCAACAACTTCTGCTACAGCTTCCTCAACTGCCTCAACATACTCTTCGACTTCTTCTTCAGATAAAGTCTCTAATTCTTCTTCTTCAATAATCTCAACATCATTTTCTTCAAAGACTTCAGTAAGTTCTTCTACCTCAATAACTTCGGTAATAGCTTCTTCGACTTCTTCAACAAGAACTTCTATTTCTTCTTCTGTGAGTTGTACCTCTTCAGTTCCCTCTTCACTATCAAGTGGGTCGGTCTCAGGCTGTTCAGGTTTATCTGGGATAGTCGTTGTTGTAGTCGTGGTAGTAGTCGTTGTAGTAGTAGTAACGACAACAATAATTTCTTTAATTTCAAATGTTTCTTCTTCAACTTCATATTCCTCAAAATCTACAGTCTCTTGTATCTCTATAATAGCATTTACTAATTCTTCAACAGCTTTTTGCTCTTCTTCTGTAGGCTCAACAACATTACCATCTTCATCTGTAGTAACTGGTACAACTACAGTATTTTTAATTTCTTCTTCAATACGAGCTTTTTCAGCTGCAAGTTCTTCAGCTTCTCTTACAGCTCTTTCTTCATCAGTTTCAAAGTAACCAGTTTCAGATTGATTTGCATTACGCTGTCTTTCTAATTCAGCTAAACGAGCTTGCTCTTCTTTATATTCTCTATCAGCACGCTCATCATCAGTTTCTGAATAACCAGTTTCTGCTGCATTTTTATCTCTTTGTCTTTGTAGTTCAGCTAATCTAGCTTGTTCCTCAGCGTATTCTCTGTCAGACCTTTCTTGGTCTGTTTCTGAGTATCCAGTTTCAGATAAATTTTTATCTCTTTGGCGTTGAAGTTCTCTTTGGCGAGCTTCTTCAGCTTCACGCTCTTTACGCTGTCTTTCAGCTTCTTCCCAATCATCTTGAGCTTTTTGATTAAATACTGTTAGTGTCGGTTCGGTAGAATAACCACTATAAACAGTATTATCAGAGTTATAACCTCTAATTGAAAATGTGTAATTTCCATTTGCAATATTTCCATAAGGTATAGTGTATTCGGTTTCAGTTATATCGACTATCTTTACTTCATCTTCAGCACTTGTTCTGTAATACAATTCATAACTATCAGCAGTTACATTACCTGTGTTAGCTACATCCCAATCTACTTTTACACCAACATTATATTCTTGACTTACTACTGGGTTCATTGGCGGTCCAAGAGTTGCTACCCATTGTGTTGTTTGAAAGTTATTGTTGTCACTATCAGTACAAGATTCACCATTATCTAAATCGCCACATACACTAAATATCCAATAGAATGTTCCTGTTTGTATATTTGATTTATCTAAATCGTATTCTCTTAATGATGTATCTGTAATAATTACTCTTGTAAAGGTTTCATTGTCATAACTGTAATTTATATGAAATGAATGTGCATCAACTTCACCATCTGTATATACCCAACTAAATTCAACATCTTCACCACTGTAATTTACTGACACACTACTTGCATTATCTGGTGTTGGAGGAGGAGGTAATGTAGTCGTAGTAGTTGTAGTAGTCGTAGTGGTTGTAGTAGTAGTCGTGCTAGATGTAGTAGTAGTTGTTGTGTCTGTACTAGAGCTACCAGCTGTAGCAGTTTCATCGTACTTCCAATAAATAGTATCAATACCAGACCAGTCAGAAACTGTAACTGTAAAAGAAGTAATGAATTTATTAGTAACTGCTTTAGTAATATCTTCATAAGTTGCACCACTTTGACCATTTTTGCTAACTTGTTCTGAACTTGCATCGGAATAATTATATTGAATAGTGTAATTTTGATTTACACCAGCCATTCTAAAACCTACTTCTTTTACATCGTGGTCTGATGGTAAGGTAAAGGTAAAAGCTGTTGCTGTACCAGTACCTTGAGAACTATCTAATAAGCTAAAGAAATATTGTCCACCAACACCACAACAGTTTTGGTCATTTCTAGTAGAAACATTATCACTATCAATAGCTAAAGTACCACTAGGAATACCTAAGTCAGTAACTTGAGCACCATTAGTTCCATCAAAAGTTTCTGTCTCTGTCACTTCTGTTGTTGCATACGCAACAGGAAATGGGTATATAAGTAAACCTACAATAAGTAGGCGTAATAATGTTTGTATTCTGTTTAAAATTTTGTGCTCCTAGAGTTAGCGAGCACCTCCATCATATTCTGTTACCAGACCCTCGGCTAACATCATCTTATTAATGCTTTGCTTACGAGTTCCACTTACTATAAACAATTCTCCTATAACACGACCATACTTCCCATACTCATATGATTTTAGAATGATGTCTTTTGATGAACCTACAACTTTAGGGTCAATTTTTTGTATAAGCCAATCTTTAGCTTTTAATCCTCGTTTTTTTTCTTCCTTATTTCGTGTACGAGTTTCTGGAGCATTGACTCCAGCAAATCTGATACGCTTGTGGATTTGGAGATTATAACCCAAATCAATCCAGCAGTCAACAGTATCCCCATCGACAACTCGGTCAACTCGAACACTATACTCATACATCTTTTAAATCACCATTCTTATCAACTTCTTTGTTGAATTTGTTGCATGCTGTATTATCGCACACCATTGGTGATTTATTAGTATTTATGGATTTTGCACAATAGTTGCAAAAAATGAAATTAATATTGTCATATCTCAAATATTATCCTTGGTTGATTGTGGTTGGTTCTGGGGAGATTAACCCCCCAGAGCCTTATGCACCTGTCGTATCTCTACGACTTCCCTTTTGGGAACCTAACCTTTCGGAATCTTAGACATAAATGGAAAAGGTGCATCTTCCAATGCGTTTTGAACTACACTAACAATTGCAGAAGCACCTGCTACTAGACCTGCTAGTAACACATCTGCTTCAAACATTCCTGCTTGATTAGCAACTAGAACGGCAACAAATGCTTGTGCACCAGTTCTAAATGCTCTAATTAGTGATGTTCTTACATAATCTGGCATATATCTCCTATCGTATGAATCTGCCTTTTTTTTCTGCTTCAAGGATTTTTACTTGTCCTCTCAAATCAGAAACTTGTAATTGTAAATCATCATAGTTAAGTATATCTTTTATGTTTGAATATTTTATAGTAACTTTTTCACCTGATAATATAGCATCTGCTATTTTTGGATACATTTTCTTATATGCAACACCACTGTTACCAACAAAGCCATCTTTACCTTTGTCTAGGTCTTGTTGAGTTTCCCCAACGATATAACAACCAGAGGTGTGCTGGTCGGTATTCCCAGTATGAATCAGAATCCACTGAAATCCAGGAACATCTTGTAACCAAAGCATACCTTTATGGAAATCTCCATATTTTGCTACATATCTTGAATGGAAGCCACCCTCTGTTCTGAGCTTGATTTCGTATTCTCCCTCTGGAATACAGGTTTCATGCATAACCTTTACATCTCTATATTCATCTTCAAGTCCATAGCATTCAAACTCGCCATCAATAAATAGGAGGGAATTGGTGGCATCTGCACCGAACTGAAATCGAATTACATCTAACTTCATATAGCTATTTTAGATATTATTAACTATTTTCTTGGGATTTAAAGTCCTTAATAAGCCTAATAAGATTGACCCAATCAAAATTAATTCCAGGGTCTTTATATATAGTTGGATATAACTCTGCATTACCAATAATACCTTTTAACCCATTCTTCCATTCAGTATGAGTGCATTTTCTGTTTGGAAGTTTAAAATTAATTTGTAATTGAGCTATTAAAAATCCTAAGTTATTTAATATTTTTTGTTCTATTTCTGGATTTGAACCCCATTGGTCAGAATAGTAAGCTATGTCTACACCAATACTTATATCATTGTAACCCTCTGCGTGATAAGCTATGTATTCTGGTGGCAACATAGGTATTATGTTTTTATCATCAACTACATAATGAATAGAAGTTTTTCTTTTAGTTTTGCTCCAAAAGTTTGCTAATTCATCAGCAGGATAATGGTCAGCACAATGTACTACTATTCCTTGTACTTTTTCTTTTCTTTCTGGTAAATACCAACCATCACCTTTGGCGTAAGGGTTTTTGTTAGTTAATAAATAAAAGTCATTGCTCATTAAAGAACTTCCATATTTTGAAATGGCATCAATCCTTTTTCACTTACACTAAATGTCAATGTTCCAGGATAACTTCTTTTACCAGTGATATTTTCAAACCACTCAGAGCCACCATCAACTGATGGACATTGTATCAATACTCTCTTACCCTCATTTATAACAAACAAATGATGAAAATGACCAGATATAAGAATATCAACATCACCCATGTCTGTCATACCAAATGCTTGGTTGCTTAACCAGTTCACTGCTTTTTGATGAGAATATCTACCACCAGTTCTAAACTGATGACCATGAGCAAGACCAATTATCTTACCAGACACATCAAGTGTTACCCAAAGTTCATTGTTAGGAATAATAAAGTTAAGATGATTGTATGCTTTGTTTTCAGACATAATCTCTTGAACTTCATCAAATAATGAAACATCAAAGTTATCACCAAATGTAGTAAATGATTTACCTTTTTGATTTCTATTCTCTCCATGATTGCCTGGAACACAAGCAACAACAATATTTTTGAAATGAGGTGCCCATTCTTTTAATGCTTTAACAATTAATCTACGAGCAATCATTTTTTGTCTACGCAAATCGTATTCAACTGAATAAGTTTGCATATCGTAATGACCTTCACAGTTTTCAACCATGTCACCTAAAGAAAATACATATAGATTAGATATTTCTTCACCTTGTTTTCTAAGATGATTTACTCTTTCAATAACAGCAGGTATCATTGTTTCTATTCTTTCTACAATACCTTTAGTTCCATCTCCATCATGTTTTCCCATTTGCCAGTCTGCAAGACAGACAACAAAACTAGATTTACCCTTAACTTTTTTCTTTTTTGGTTTACTAGATTTTATTTCTTTAAGTAGTTGCTTGTAGTCAAAGTCTTTTTCATTAACTACATTTTTTGATATAATTTTGGCTTTGTAATAGTAAAATGTTTCTTTACCATTAGCAGTATTACTATCCCATGTTCTGACTTCAAATGGTTCAATAATTTCAAAATCTTTTGGGTCAAATCCAAGTTTTTCTAAATATTTATCAAACTTATGGTCTTCTGGATTGACTGCTTTTTTTTGTGGTTCAGAAGTTATAGTCTTCTTTGCACTATTTAGTCCTGGTTCCCAGCCTTTTGGATGTTCGTTTTTTTGTCGCTTGGCATTTTGCTGAGCACGAACATTGTCGGCATAATTGTTTAAATCAGTCAATTTCTCTAGCCAACTGTGTTCTGATAGTTGCATCAGTCAAAGGACATTTCTTTTCATTTTGCAACCATCTAGCTACTACTGATGCTGCTATACCTGACTTGAAACCTTTTACAGCTTCCTCCCAAGCAAGTTTATTTTCATCATTTAGTTCTCTCCACGCAGTGTAACCAGTTTTAACTCTATCTTTTTTAGCGTATTCAGCTAAAGACATGATACCCCCCTGTTATTCTTCTTCTGTTGCTACATCATCGGCTTGCTTTTGTTTTGGTACAAGTGTTTCAATTATGGCTTTTAATTGAGAGTTTTGTACTTCAACATTAGCAATTTTTGTGGATAGGTCTTTTATCATACTATCCATTTGCTTAATTTGAGCATTTTGCCCATTAGCAATATTAACTAATTCTTCTGTAGTTAATTGTGTTTTTTCTTGTGCATTATTGTCTGTCATAACACCTCCAATAGAATACTACACTATATTTCTATTATTAAAAGTATTTAAACAGATTTAGCTAGGAAACTTTTTAGCTATTTTTAAATATAAATTAACTAAATCATCAGCATCTTGAACTAAGTTAATCCCATTTATTCTCATATAATTAAATTGCTTTAAAACAATCTCTCTTACATCATCATGGTCAATTAATTCATCAATGACTTGTTTTCTATTTGTTCCCTCTGGGAAGTTATCTAATATTTCACTCATACATAGAGTATAGAATATAAATCAGATATAAAAGGGATTATTCTGGTTTTGGATTATCTTCTTTGACTTCAGCTATGTGGTCATCCCACAAAGTTGTGCCATTCACACCATCCCAGTAAATCATGTCTAATTGTTCTGCGATTGGTAAGTATGCTTCTTGCCTAGCCCATTTATAACCATTTTCCTGTTGGTCGTAATCGCTATTAGCTTTGTCAGTGACTGCTTGGTCGTATTCAGCTTCAGTAAACTCTCTTCTCTCGTTGTTTACTTGAGCCCACATACCATCACCACCATTAGCAGTTTTTTTAGCATCTATCTCTGTTTGAGCTGCCGCTGTTAATTCTTCTAAAGTTGCCATATTATCACCTCCCTCAAATATACCATATAATTAATAATCATCACTTCTTTAAACCATATAATGTAAATGTTCCACTTGTAAGATTACCACTACTTGCATACATTTGTATTCCATCACAAGCCTGTGCAACAGTATGCACTCCACCACCAAATATACCTTGTAACTCTCCAGAGGATATTCTTTCTGCTGTTTCCAAAGTGTAGAAACTGTATTCACTAGAATTATTAAAATTATATAAATACATTATTCCATTTAATTGTTCGCCTGTTCCAGTTCCAATTTCATTGTATATCCAATATGTTCCATTAGTAGTAGATACAGGAGCAAAACTAGAAGCTGTTCTTGGAACTTTATGAGCTCTATCGTAATTTGAAGAAGTGTCTGCACTACCACTTGTTGTTACTCTAAATCTTGCTTGTGCAGTATCAGTATCTCCTTTAACATTATTAAAATTTAAAATATAGACATCATAAGTGCTGTCAATAGAAACATTTGCACCACTGGTTCCACCACTTCCACCACCAATAATTACATTTGATACTCCACTTGATATTGTAAACTCATCTATTTTTATTAAGCTACCTGCCATTATTTAACTCCATATACTGATACTTTGCCACTACCCCAATAAGCAGTAGTTAAAAATCTTATTCCTCTAATAGTTTCAGTAGATTTATGTACTGATATTCCTTTAGTGCCATATAAAACATTTCCTACTGTACTTCCTGCTTGTGCTTGTAAAAATGTATAACTTGAACTGTCATTAGGATTATAAACATATAAACCACCACCATTACCTGTATCATCTGTATATCCAATTCCACTATATAATATTTGTGCTTGTCCTGTTGCTCTACCTGTATCATAATAAGCTGAATTACCAGGCATTGTTAATTGTGCATAATCATATTCACTATCACTAATAACACTTCCAGAATTGTCAATTAATCTAATTCTTATCCATTGTTCATTACCTGCTGAACTTTCTTTTAAAGCAACTGTTAAATAATAAACATCATATTTATCAGAAAAAATATTATCACAATCCAATAATTGAACTGTTCCTGATACTTCAAAACTATTGATAAATTCTAAATTAGTAGCCATTATGAATATTCCTTTATTCCATATAGAGATATGACACCACTTAAATTATCTAAAGTGTTGTAATCACTTATTTGTATTTGGTCAACAAAACTAGCTTGTGGTAAAACTCCACTTCCATAACCCATAGCTTGTTGGTCTTCATAGTTATAACCAGTACTTTGAGATGTTGTAAAAGAATACTTTGTACCATCTCCTAAGTTATAAAAGTACACATGAGCATTTTCACAATTATAAGTACCATTATCTATTGAATACCAACCAAGAGCAATTCTGCTAAATGAATTTGTATATTGGTCTGAAAAACTACCACCTTGAAATCTGTCAATTGCAAACTGATAATTATTACCTGTTTCCAAAGTTCCACTTTCAGCAAACCTTATTCCTAATTGCACATTACCACTAGATTTATCTGTTTTCATATTGTTTAAAGTCATAAAGTGAACATTGTATATATCTGATTTAATATTATTAAAAGTAATTAATGAACTAGAAGTAACTGTTTTAGTTTCAATAAGTTCTAATTGTCCATACTGTGTCCATTGGTCATTAGCTACTAATTCATTTATTTCAGATGGGTCAAACTTGCCTTTATTAGATTGAAATGCCTGTGTAGGTATATTTACACCACTATATCCGTATTTATTACTTTTACTCATTTAAACCAACTCGTACATTGTAAATGTACCCTCATCAATATTTGCAGAATATCCACTAAAAGATATACCATTATGTGCTTCAGCAACTGCAAATACAGTTGTTCCGAAGTTACCACCAACAGCTGTACCATTGGCTTGTATTTGATAGTCGTGAGCTATTATATAGCTATATTCATCAGCTTTATTAAAGTTATGTAAATACCATATACCACCTGCTTTTTCTCCAGTAGCATTACCTATTGGTTGAGCACCACAAAAATATGCTTCAGTTCTAGGTGTTCCAGCGTTTTTATAAGTACCCATATCTGCATTAGCTCTTAAAACACCAAAAGCATTTTTATAACTATTGCCAGACTGCGTAGTTGTAGTACCACTTACATCTTTAGTAACTCTATATTGCAAATAACCACCATCAGTTGTTGCGTGAATACCACTAGCAATTACCACATATATATTATCTGAATTTATTGCATCTAGCTGAACATCGGAAGTAGATGAAGTTATTACTGTTTTTTGTACTTGTCTTAAACCCATTAGTCTGACCTTATTCCGTATGTTTTAATTGTTCCACCAGCTGCAAGTTCTGATGCACTTTCGTTTAGTTCAACTTGAAAGCCAGTTATTTTATCTAAATATGGGTAAGTAGCAACACCAATATATGAACGAGATTTTTGACTTCCATTTATACCCATACTGTGCCATTGTACATAAGTCCAACTTGAAGTATCAGTAGGACTAAATATATATCCGTGGCTACCTTGTGACCTACCACTATCATCTACACCATTAAAAAAGTTCCATATTCTTGATTCATCAGTGCTTTTGTTGTTACCATTATCAGTCTCTGATTTCATAACTCTTTGTGCGTATTGATAATTATCAGCAATAACACTACCACCTGCATTTATTAATCTTAAGTTTACACCAGTTGCAGTAGAATTGTTTCCTAAAAGATTTCCAGATACTATTTTATAAACATCAAAATCATCAGTAAAAACATCTGTTACATTAATAGCACTAACAACGCTAGATACATTTGCTACATTAAGTAATCTTTCTACACTCATTCTCTAAGTCCATATAATTTTATCGTACCTTTTGAAAACCCACCATTACTTGAACTCATAACTTGTATTGCATTATGTGCTTCAAGTGTATTAAAAAAAGAACCACCATCTCTCATTCTTCCAGGGTGACTTGATTGAGATATAGAACATCTTGTAGCAGTCATTGTATATCTAGTGCTACTACCCAAGTTATATATCCAAGCGTGTCCATTAACAGAAGCATTTGATTCTGAATCTAAATCAGGTGCAAACATAAACCTATTGTTATCTTCAGACCTAACTGTACCGACAGTACCACCAGAACTAACACCTTGCGTTCCATATTTATGTGTACCAGATTCAAAAGTACTTCCACCATCATTACTAACTCTAATACCAACATCTTGTGCAGTTGAAGAGTTTCCGTGAAGGTTACTGATAGTTAAAAAATGAATATTGTAATGTGACTCTTTAACATTTGTAAAATTTACTGTCTCATTGTAATCAGTAAAATCTGCTGTTTGTATATGTTCTAAAACACCACCTACTTGGTCTAAGTAGTCTAAATGTGATATTTCAAATGATGATATAACACCAGCATTTTTAACTTTTTGATTTGGTTGGTTTTGTCCTATATAACCAAAAGGCATTTATACCTCCTAGTCTATTTGTAATACTGATATAAATGCTTCTAAATCAGATGCTGCACTAGCTTTTAACTTAAGCGTATCTCCAGCTTCTAATACCAACTTTGATGTACCTGCAAGCTCTACTGTTGTATCTGCTGGAACAGCTAGTTCATAAGCAATATATGCTTGTTCTGAACCACCATTGTCAACAATCTCTGCATCAACTGTTGCATCATTTGTACCATCAACATTTGTTATACGACAAGTAAGTATTATTGCTGTCGTTGATGATGGACAAGTGTACGCAACTGCGTGAGAAGCGGTAATATCATAATATTCATTTTTAAATGTATTAGCCATTTATTATCCTAACGCTATTATTAAACCAATATCAACAGCACCTACAACGGCACCATCTTTAAGAGTTACACCTTCTATGGTTACTCCTGCATCAGTTGTCTTTTCTGTGATAGTGTCCACTTTTACTGTAGAATTAACAGTAATACCAGCACTACCAACTCGTTCTTCTAATTCATCTGTTTTGATTTTACCCATGAATATCTCCTTAGATTATCCTACCATTT